CTGAAATGGGCGTTATTGTTTTTGTAAACATTGTATATCTCTTTCGCCGTCGGCAACTCTAGAGACAAATCAACTAAAGCCGTCACGCTGTAGAGTGTGTCGTGGATGCCACAAGATAAACCTCCCGCAGGAATTATAACTAGCTATGAAACATAGATAGTGATGTAATCTAGAACGTCAGTCATATTATGACTGTGTTTTGTGTGAATAGCCTTTGTTATAAAACTAGCCACGCATAGTTTTAGTTAGTGCGTGCCTGCCTAGTGCCCGCCTAATCCTGTATGTGTAAATTACAATCAACGATGTATCTCATGAGCCCACCAATTACTCTAATAATAACGGATACGCCCAGCGACCTCATCGCCGTAGGTGGAGGTAATCTATCAGAGGCTGCCAGTGCCATTGGTATACGGGATAAGATAGGTAGTCTTCAGGGAGAACAGCGTCTGAGTGCATTAGTGCTTAAAGATGTTCCTCCTGGATTTCCTGGCCCACCTGGTCCGCCTCTATTAATTAAAGGTAATCTTAATTCTATAGGCGATCTGCCTACTAACCCCTCTATAGGACATGGTTATTTAATTCAAGGTATTCTTTACACTTGGTCGGGTATAGCGTGGATTAATGGCGGGCAACTGCAAGGCCCTATTGGGCTATCCGCTTATCAAGTAGCCCTGGACAATAGTTTTATTGGCACGGAGCAAGAATGGCTCGATAGCCTAAAACAACAATGGATTGTTACAGACTGGTAAAAATATGAGCACAACTTTTAAGCCCTCTAAATTAACTGCAGTCCCATCGCTACCCTGCGAGGGTAACGCTGTGTTTTTTGTTGCGCCTCAAGACAAGCCGAACTATATTGAAATATATGTAAGCAATACTTCTGGGACTGCTCTAAAGCGACTATTGACAGATGTAGATATTCAGGCATTAATCGATGCTTCAATTTCTGGATTAGCTGGTGAAATGCCGATTGTAGCTGATATAGCAGCAAGAAATGCTTTAGTGCTGACCAAAAACACTCAGGTATTGGTTCTGGACGCGACTGGCGATTCCACTGTGACAAGCGGCGCGGCTACTTACCTCTATAGAGTTTCTACGACTTCTTGGATTAAATTAAACGAAGCTGAATCGCTTGATTTGATTTCACAATGGGCTAATATTCAGGGAAGGCCTACTAGCTCTCCTACTGCTATTGATACGGCGGTGTCCAATAGCCACACTCACACCAATAAAACTCAGCTTGATAAAATAGGAGAAAATACTGATGGACTTTTTACCTATAATAATAGCTTGCCTAAAATTGAATGGGAGGGGACAATCGCATGGTAGTTTTTCGCCCTGAAAAAGTATTAGGAGGCCTCCCCCCTACCCTAACGCCTAATGCCGTTTATTTTGTTAGAGTAGGGAATGGAATCATGATCTACGTCGCCGATGCTACGGGGAGTGTAGCCTACCCCATAAACCAAACTATCATTACATACGGAACATCGCCCCCTAACAATAACGATGGAAACCCAGAAGGTAGCATTTACATCCAAGTAACTTAAAATTATGGAATTATTAAACAAAATCAATCAAGTTGCCAACGAGTTAAAAGACCAATTTGAGGGAACTATCGAAAGTGTCCCCGATTGGGCTATTTCTGAAAGATTAAATGAGTCAATTGTAACTTTGCAAACAGTTTATAAGAGTGTACGAACTAGGGATATAAAAACTATATTAATTCTTGCTCAAGAATTATTTAATATAGTTGACTACATTTCTAATGGAGAAAATAAATCGATTAAGAATATTTGTTACAGTGTTAATGCTGTGTTGAGTGAATTAGAAGTTTTAGACCTTAATCAATCAGAATACTTGGCAACTTTTCAGCAAATAGTAGCTAATTTATTTCAAGCCAATTTAATTTCAGCACCAACTAAAACACGGTTAGAATCTTTAATTGTGCCAGAAACCAAAGAAGTTCTAGCTCAAAGTTGGGCGCAATTAAATAATATTCAAATTGATACAACGATTATTGGATTAGTTAGAGGAGGTATGGTTTAGTGGCAATTGCAACTTGGTCAAGCTTAAGCGCAGATTCTGTTAATCTAGCGACTCCTTTAAACGGAACTGTTGATGGCGTAACAGTTTTTGTAACTGATATTGACAATGAAACCTTAAAAAATTTGTATTTAGGAGTTTATTTTCAGTCTGGTAGCATGACACCGTCAGCTAGTGGTTCTCTTGTCTTAATTCTGCGAAGAAAAAGGGGAAATGGTTACACTGAAAATAACAGCGAGTTTCAGGTACTACCAGCATTAGGAACAGGAACTCGGCAAGTTTCTTTACAAGGAGCAATCAGAATCCCCAACGCCGGAACGTGGGGATTATATATTACAAATAGACTTGGAACTTCTATTCCAAATAGTGGTAATACTTTGATTATTAATACTTGGAACGAAGAGGTTAATTAATGCCTAGAGGAGTAGGATTATACGATGAAGCCCGATTACAAGGGCGGTTGTGGACCCCTGATTTATTGCATCCAGAATTATACGTTGATGCGCTCGCAAATAACGTATTAGATAGCTCTGGGTTTGTAACAATTCCAAATTTAGGAAGGTTAGGATCTTCCTTTAGCCGAGGGGAAATAACATCAACAAAGCAGTTCATTTTTCCGCAAAACGGATTACCCTGTTTTCACAAAGATGATGCTCAAGCTTTAGGCTACCCGTTCGGAATCTCATACTCGCTACAGCCTGCGTCTGGTTTTAGTGCTTACTTTTTCGGTGCTACATCTCTTGGCCAGTTTATGCTGAATCTCAATCAATTTAGCCTAGAAAACTCCGTTCTCTTGGCAGCGAATATTATCTCAGATTTTGCTATTGGACTATTTGATAACAATTGGCGATCTCGTTCGTTATCGACACAAACATTGCTTGATAATAGGCGGGTGATTATGTCCCAACGCAAGGCCAGTTTTTCATCCCCATCATTTATTGACACCTACCTGTCGGACTACCGGTCGGCAACCGTTCGCGAGTCTATCGCCTGTGGCAGTTTCCTTGCCTCAGCCACGAAAGTAGGTTTTCTTGGCATTTTAAATGAATCATCGCCGAATATAATGTGTAAATGCTTTACTGTCTTGCACTTCCAGCGAATGCTGAGTGATTACGAAGATGATCTTATTCTTGGTTGGGGTGCGTGGAAGTTTGGTTATCAAGATCTTCTGTTTGCTTCTCACCCATTTGTCAACCGACCGCCTTTGATAGGAGATTAAAATGGGTTTTTTACGTCCAAGAGTTCCTTTAATTCCTTTACTTAATCCTGATGAAAAAGTTTGGATTAAGGTTGCCAATGGAATTTATGTTAAAGGAGTGTTTGGGTTTAAAGTTGATGGAATTTACCAGCAAAAAATACCATTAGTGAAAATAAATGGACTTTATCGTTAGTTATCGTATTTTGATAAAAGAGCGGCAAAATCTTGCCACTGATTAATTGACTTAGCGTATAGTCCCTCTCTTGAGTATCAGCAAATTATTCTAGAGAGGGATTATATTATTTACTTTTTCGAGTATTGACAAAATCTTCAAGAGCTTCAACAAATCCATCAAAAAAACTAATTGTATAAACTATGATAAAAGCAATAATTAGTACAAGTATTGTGAGTACTACAATAGATAAAATAACATTAAGAATGATGTTCATAATTAATCAGTGCAACTAGTGTGGTTATTTTTAAAGGCTTATGTTATTTTTGATTCTAATGGCAGTGTTATAGTCGCCAATATGACTGAAGTGGAGAGAATTAAGGCTTTAGAAGATGAAGTGTCTGAGTTAAAGTCTCATATTAAATTATTAACTGACGAGTTTGATAAAGCATAAAGAAAAGCGTACACTCGATTAGGAGACTAGTGGCGCATTGATACTAACAGCGATATACTAATAGCACACAAGCTAACTTGTGTGCTATTATAATTATTTGTGGATTATTATAATTTAATCTTCGGAGATTATTTGTGCTCAGAGAAAAACTTGCAGAATATGCCCACGAGGCTTGGTCAAGGTGGATGCGCTATCTCTTTTCAAAATCTATAGTAAATAGTGACGGTTCTGTAACGATACCTGCATCACTGGTAAAGAGGTGGGCTAGACAGATGAATACTGATTACC